TCCGCATTCAACGAAGCGCTGTTGTTGTACAACGCCATCTTAAACGTGTCAGCGCTAAAGTTGTAGACCCCGGTCAACAGCCCTGACTTGAATACGTTACACGTGTAGTTGCCGGTGAAAGCCATTAAGTCACCGCCTGTCGGTATTGGCCGGATCTGTACGCATCTTGACGCTCCATGCCGTCGCCAAGACGTTTAGCCAGCGCAAGGGCTTCCTTGTATTTCCCGTCATACAGCGCAATAAGATCAGGCTCACCTTTCATGAAGGTGTATGCCTCGACCAGAGACCCGTAGAGCAGCACAGAATCAAAATTGTCGCCAAGCCAGCTCGTGTTCGCGGTCGTGATCGACTCTGGGTAATAGTAAAAATGCAGCTCTACAATGTAGGCGGCATTTGGGGTCGGCCCCAGAATAAACGACAGCTCATTCGTGATGAAGGCACCATTGACGGTCGGGCCAAACAGGGCGTAGTACTTAGGCAGCCCCACGGTGCTGGGACTGGGATACGACTCACGAATGAAGTTAACGTCTTTGTTTAACAAGTAGTGATACTCGCCTGCAGCGTCAACTACAGCTAGCGAATACGTCGCCAAAAAATCATCTGGGCAAGAGAGGTACTTGTTGTTAGGCGTAGTAGCCCCTGTCATGTTCCTGCGCAAAGACGGAAACTGCACCGAGTTGTAGATGCGCTGCTCAGCCTGCTGGATTAAGCGGTTGATCTGCGTAGTCGGACTAACAGTAGACCCGTCCGCAAGCACAACCAGCGGGAATTGGTTCTCCGTATAGCTTTGAATCGCAGTAACAAGCTGAGTGTAGTTCATGATTACGCCATCGGGCCGCGAGCCATCTTGCCTTTGGTCTGATTGCGGGTACCACGCACCACGATGCCAGAAGTCTTGACACCGGGATAGCCATCGCGGTTGATGTTGCCAACACTCATGTTGACTTGAGGCGCAGTACTGCCGTGGTTGGCACCGTAGCCCGAGTTGCTAAGGTCCACGCCGGAAGTCCCGGTCATGGTGTGGGGAGGGGCGTAGACATCGGCGTTGCCGACCTCTTTGCCCATAACTTTTTGTGAGAACTTAGCCATTTACTTGCTCTTTTTGTACGTGAACGAAGATTTTTTCTGATTCATCGCACGTGCGAGGTTCCGTCCGTACTTCTTCATCGCCAACGAAGTAACCCCACCTTTAGCCATGGCCTTGCCATGCATACGCTTCTCATGCACCTTCACTTCCGTGTCGGCAATGGCTTTGACTTGTTTCTTGTCCATCACGGACTCCTTAGGTCGTTACGACCGTTACTGTACCAAGCTGCACACTTAACACCAAGTTATTTGGCGTAAGTCCCGTATCATAGGCTTGCGCCCCACCTACAGGGTTCCAGCCCCACTGAATAATCCTGCTACCGCCTTCAGACGTACCTGCTCCATCTATACCGGGACCGCCATTGATGTTAGTTTGCAGCCCGTTTGTACCAGAAACTTGATAGCTCACATCCGGCCTTGGATCACGCACAGCTTGCGGGTCATTGACCGGGTAAAGACCAAGAGACAACTGCGGCTGATCTGGATCCCAGCAGGAGGGACAAACCTTTAAGTTGACGATCTGGGTCTTAATAATGAGCTTCTTAAGCTCCTTCAGCTTGTACCGCTGACCGCAGCGGTCACATTCCGCAATTGCATACTTACCTGAGGCAAACTTAGACGGCATACGTCACCTCAGTAAAACAACATTCGAGGCACGTACCGTTCAGCCGCCTTTTCGCGGTCCTCTGTAGAGGCAAGCTCCCACTGCTGTTCGTAGTCCGCCTTCAACATAGCGATACGATCAGGAGCTATGTCAGGACGCTTAACGGACAAATAGTAGGACAGCCCCGCTACCAGACAAGTAATCAAACGAAACGGGATGTCTTGGTCTGTAGTGCCATCGCCAGCGTTCTGCATCCGGCGCAGTCGCCAGTAGACAAACGTGTATTGGTTGCCCGGCGCATTGGGCGACGGCCAGACGTTGATACTGGGCAAATAGTTCACCGTGACGAATTGCGTAGGCGATGCTGTATGCCCCACAGCCGTAGTACCGTTCTGTCCACGGAAGCAATTCAGGAGCTGATTGCCCGACACGTTCTGATAGAGAATCGTCTCGTTCTCAATGGTAATGAAGCCGGTTGCCGGGAGATTGCTCGTGCTGCTAAGCGTGATCGTGGTGTCTGTCGGGCCGATTGTCGCGGCAAGATAGCTTGTCGTTGTGTATGACTGCCCGGTCTGCCGGTTGACCCAGACCTGAATCGGCCTGCCCGTCGCGTTCTTGTTGGGATAGGTGGAGTACGTAGACTCAGAGACGCGAGTGATGTTGATGTCAATCTGCGAGGTGTTCGAGCCAGTACGGATCACATGATCCAGCAGGTCAATCGTATTGGTGGGGATCGGGTATGTGATCTGCCCCGTGTTCATGACGATCTGACCTTGCTCGATGGTCCAGAGGTTTATACCGCGATTGGCCCATTCAATTGTCAGTAGGTTCAACGAGCGACGGGCAGTCCGAAACTCGTATCCCGTCCGTACCTCGATACCGGCACGCTCGTATGCCTCCTCAATCAGATCATTGAGGTCTAGCGTAAAACTAGTAGCGCCGGAAGTGGTCATCTAAAACTCGCTGTCTTTTTAGCAATCGTTTTGGGCTGCGCTACGAACTGCTTGCCTTTGGCTTTACCGGCGCGTTTAGCCTTGGTCGTTGCCGCGTATTCGGCAGGGCTAAGGGACTTGATCGCTGCCTCCGGCAAATAGCGCTCCCCCGTCTTAGATGACGGTTTACCAGACTTTGTAGTCCATTTCTGGGCTGTCCAGTCAGAGAGCGATTTCTGCGGAGCTTTCAATCTCGGTAGCCCCCACCCTTCTCTTTGTACTTCTTAGCCAGAAGCTGCGCCTTGCGAGCGCTCCACTGCCCTGCCCCTGTGCCCTGCACTGCTTGAGACTTGATGCTGTTGAACAGCGCTTTACGCATACCGGGCTTCGTGTAATTGCCCGCCTCGTTGACCTTGGACTTGACCGATCCACCTTCGGCGTACTGCGTAAAGTCAGTATCGTCGCGGCGCTGCTTGCGCTTAGCGCCGGGCATCTTACTGGGGTTAATGGCCCCCATGCCGCGACTTGCCATCATACAAACTTACCCCGGGTCTTACCGCGCTTAGCAATGCCGTCTGCACGTCGGGAAGCAGAGACGAAACCGCCCTTCTTCATCTTAGTAGGGTAGGCTTCTTTGAAAGCCGAGCGATCTTCATCCGTAACAGAATCAACGCCGAGATCCGTTTTTTCACGAGACGCCATTGCGCCGGACCCCAAAAGCGCCGCCAACACCGCAAGATTTTTTAAGTTCCGTGCCATGCTATTCCCCTTTACACCATCTTGCCCCGCGTCTTCCCACGCTGGGCACAGCCATCCGCGCGAGCAGAAGCGGAACTGACCGAGCCGCCCTTAGCTTTCTTCACAGGCTCTTTGTATGTTCCCATAGAACGAGCGGCAGCGGCGTCATAGGCTGCATCCATCTGTGATTGAGCCTTGGCTTCCTCAACCTGAGCACGCATACGTGCTTCGGCTTCCGCCGTCGGCTTGCCAAGATCGGTAGGGGCCGGAACTGGTTTTTTAGGTGCCGTAGCCATCTCAGCACGCCCCGCCGTATTTCATCTTGACCTGCGTCGTCTTGGTCTTGCCCTTCTTGGCAATACCGTCAGCAGATTTGTGCCCAGCAGCCAGCCCGCCAGAAGCCATCTTCTTGACGCTGCCACCTTTCTTCATAGCGCCCATCTCGGCCATTTCATGCTTGACCATCGATTTCGGAGCGCCCTTCTTCTTCATGAAGGCGACTTCTTTGCCCATCATTGCTTTAGACTCTTTCATAGCACCACCTTGCGCAAATTTGCGGCCTTTATCGGCCTCGACGTAATCCCTGCCAACCCGCTGAGGGATGCCAAGGCGTTTAGCGGCAGCGGGGTCATTAGCGACCATCGCCATCAGATTGTGTTGAGCTTTGCTCTTGCTCGGCATCTTTTTTACGCCCTAGCATACGCTGCACCGTGTTGGTCTCCCAAATACGGATGCCTGTCCACAGAATAGTAAACACAGCGGCGACAGATGGCAACATATCAACAAGCGTACCGACAACTGTAATGACCGACAAGCCATCCAAAAAGGTCTTTCCGACTTCCGCGTCTTTCATATCAGCAATTCCACGCCCGCAGTGATTTATTGATCCGACTGTTTGGGTCGCTCGCAGTTTTAGCCGAAGTAAGCTTCCGCTTCATCCCTTTCATGCGGGCGCAGAATGAGTCACGCCGGGAACCACCTTCAGGCTGAGGGGCTTTGAGTCCGGGCTTGCCGGGGTTAGCCTTGTTGTAGCTAGCGCGACCTTTGGCATTAAGACCGCCTTCTGGGTTTTTGCCTTCTTTGCGCTGCCACGCGGGGGACTTAGCCATTTACCGCTCCAAGGTAGAGAGCACGCTCGTCCTTGCGACGAACCTCGAGGCCAGCTAGCACTTTACCAGCAGACAGATTCCATTTCAAGAACTCGTCTGCGGCACCAGAGTAATCCCCCCGGTTGTGCTTTTGCCGCAGTGTGCTGGCTTGAAGATTACCTAGCCCAACATTGAAAGCGAACGAAGCGAGTGCCAGATGGCGGTTACTAAGAGCATCCACAGAACATAGTCTGAGTACCCCCGGAAGAAACCGCTGAAGATCTTCTTGAAGTAGCGCATCGACTTCCCCGTCTGTTAATCGTCGATCCCAACCTGCCGGTATAGGTAACTCAAATCGTCGATCAAACGGGACGCGCAGGTGAGTAGGATCGATGACACGACCCACACCGACAGTCCACAGACGAGCAGGGCAACGATAGGGGACATAGCGTACTCCCTCATGATGCTTAAGCATCTTGATCAACGCGTTCATTTCTTGCTGAACGCTTGGCTTCCGAACCAAAAGCTGATGACCGACGCCCAGATAATCTGAGTGTCAGCGTCCCACAGAGTAGCGATTACTTCCGCAAACGGAGTGCCCAGCTTCCACGCGTACACCGCGCCGAAGATGTTGATGAAGCACAGCAGGGCGAACATGCCATACGTGATCGCAGGGCGGACCATTGACCGAGCGTTGACCACCCAAGTGCTTGCGCCTTGCCCAATAGCAATATCGTGCGCGTAGAGGGCTTGCTTTTCTTGTAGAGCGGTTTGCGCCATTGACACGTCGGCGTTGATCTGAAGCTGATCCGTCCGAATCTCTTCTACCTTGGCTTGGGCCTCAAACCCAGCTTTCCGCAGTTCAAGCTCCCGCTCGATCTGCATCCGGGCGAGGTTCAGTTCATGCGCTTTGTCTGCACGGTCTTGGAAGAACCCCAGCAGCTTAGGTAAGCCCCCAGCAAGGAATGACAGAAGGGTAGTCAGTAGTGTGATCATTTCGCCTCCAGATTAAAACTAAGGTTCTTGTGTTTTGGGTAGGAGACTGTTCTATCCCCTTCCGGGCACTTGTACTTGATGGTTGCAAGCAAGGTGGCTTTTCCGGGCTGCATCTCAGACTTGACGCTCAATGTGTAGGTAAAGGTGTCAATCTCTGGACTGGCTGGGCCGGAGAACTTGGGGTTCGATGGAACCGCCTCATGCACCATGCCCTTGCCATCTCGGATGCTTGGGATAAACGACTCTACCGAGCAATCGTCGCGCTTCTTGATCCTCGCCACCGTCACTGTGACCGGCTCCCCTAGCTTAGCGGGTTCAATCTTAAAATGCTCCGGCGCCCAGACAAGAATTGGGCTTTCCAACCACCCAACCTTGTCCACCAAGGTGTAACTACCCCCCAGCGCAGCTACGCTCGCGGCAACAGCACCGATTGTTTTGGCGATATCCATTTTGTCACTCTAACTACAATAAATCGATCTGGCTTGTCCGGATCGCACAGGAATATCTGAAAAAGGTTCATCCGTAGAAGACGGTAACTGTAGCGTCTGTCAATACGACCTCTACAGATGTGGAGAAGAGCACGCCGTCCTCAGGGATCGTGACACACAACGGCACCCCATTCGCAGCGGTGAACGTCATTACGCTATTGGCACCGTTAGAAAAAGTGGCAATCGCAGCCGAACTGCCCGTGGTAGGCATAACTACGACCCCCCGCACGCGGGTACGCCCCGCGTACACAGTGCCTGAAGCGGCTACTGATGCTGCTTTAACGTCAGTTTTCATGACTGGCTACCCGTGGGTTGTTGGGGTTGGGGCTGGCGTTGTTCTTTAAGCTTGGCAAAGAACTCAAGAAGCTTAGCCCACCGCTCTTCGCTGATGTGATCGGGACGCTGCATCATGATTATTCCTTAATAAGGAAAGGATATGGGAAATTGTGTCGGGTCAGGGAAAATAATATCCACCGCAGAAGGAGAATAAACGGGCAACCTAAAAAGCGGGTTTTGCACCATAAATAATGCGATAGTGCCAAACCCGGTAATTTGAATATTTGGTATCCTTGTCACTATAAAATTTTGCGGTCGATAAGAATATAGAAACCAATAAGTGCTAGGACCGCCTCCTTCTAAATCTTCATACGGTCGAGCCGTAGCAGTAGACGTAGATTCAGCTCCACTTACACCAAGCGTACTCCCCCAAAATGTCCAAACATCGACTCCGGGTACGTTTTCTGGATATTTAAGCGCCCATACATTAGTATCGTAAGCAGCAGCTTTAGAGTCAACCAAAATAGATTGCCCAATTTCAATTGCTGGTAATTGAATATACGTTCCAGCCGTAGACCCGCTTAGACTATAAAAACTATTGGAATAGCGATTATCTGGAACGCCGGAATATACTGCTGACGCAGAATCACCTAGCGTAACAGTCGCAGCAATACCGCCACTACCGCCACCTACAGGCGTCCAGACGCCGTTGACTAACTGCTGAAAACCATTCTGTGACCGGAACGGTCCTGATACCGTTGAAGTGCCCATGATTTACCCCGTAATTTGATAACCGTCAATCTGATACACATCGTAATTAGCAGGTATGCCCCCTATACTTGCAGAGGATTTACCCACATAAGTTACTCTAGCTATCTGCACATACGTAAAGAGGCCAGATCCCTGCGCAAAGAATGAGCCCATAACATAAATGCTCGTGTTAGTAATACCAAACATTTGCGCGTTAATAAAAGTTGAGTTGACACCGTCATATCTTGGCATTGTGCCCATGAAAGTATAACCGGATGCCCCTGAGGTAAACCCGTTTGGAGCAATAGTAGTTAACCCGCCATACGTACCGTTAGGGTACGCCAACGCAAAATTCCACGTTTGCCCGATCTGAGTAGGAACATCAAAATAATAGGTGTTGTTTGTGGAAGTTCGCGGAATAACAACCGTTTGACTACCGCCACTAGCAGAAATTGTTACCGCTCCAGTTGCTCCAGAAACCGAAATACCCGACCCGGCAATAACAGACGTAACGCCCGTATTACCGATAGTGACAGCGCCGGTGCCAGAAGAAACAGAAATTCCGGTTCCTGCAACAGCGGATGTAACACCTGTATTGGTAACAGATACCGCGCCAGTTGCATTTGTGTTAGCGCTTAATCCAGAACTAGTGGTTAGTGAGGTAACGCCGGTATTGGTAATTGTTACCAACCCTGTCGCCGAAGTATTGGTGCTTAACCCGGTGTTGGTTGTAATTCCGGTAACACCTGTATTGGTAATAGATACCGCGCCAGTTGCGGATGTGTTTGTGCTTAGACCAGAACTAGTGGTTAGTGAGGTAACACCTGTATTGGTAATAGATACCGCGCCAGTTGCGGATGTGTTTGTGCTTAGACCAGAACTAGTGGTTAGTGAGGTAACGCCAGTGTTGGTAATAGATACCGCACCAGTTGCGGATGTGTTTGTGCTTAGACCAGAACTAGTGGTTAGTGAGGTAACGCCAGTGTTGGTAATAGATACCGCGCCAGTGGATTGATCAACAGCAATACCCGAACCTGCGGTTATTGCAGATACCCCACCACCGCCACCACCTCCGACGGGCACCCATTCGCCATTAACAAGTTCTTGGAAGCCGTTTTGTGACCTAAATGGGCCGGATACCGTTGAAGTGCCCATGATTACTCCGTGAAGGTAATTCGTTTCTTAAACACAGCTGGGTTGCCAGCGTATATACATTCGCCTTCGTACTCGCCCGCCGGTACAACAGACCCAGCTCCAATTACTGCGTGATCGCCAATCGTACACGGACCTAAAACTATTGCCCCCGCCCCGATGAACACGCCTTTACCAATTGTGATGGCGTAGCCCGTTTCTAGAACACCATCTTTGCGCAGCTTACCTTTCTTGGTGATGTCATGTGTACCTGCGATTAACATACACCGCTGCCCAAGAAAGCTATACTCGCCCATCGTAATACTGCCCGACGCTACATTCAGCACCGCCTCACCGTCGCAATCTACTGTTTCGTGGACATCGATCCGAGGATGATTGCGCCAATCTTTATCAAACTTGTTTTTCCTGTGATGATCTTGAACGCGCGGGTACTTCCATAAAAAGTTAAATATCTCTGCCATCATATACGCAAACTGCTCACGCACTGGCGGCTTCCAGTTTACGTTTAAGTGCCTTTTCGTAGATTGCGTACGCAGTGTCTACGATCAGGTTCTTCTTCCGTACGGGTTCTGCATTACCAATAACCGGGTGCGAGAACCGCGAGTAATGCACGTTGTCTTTATTGTTGTACAAGAACATGTGCCCATCGTTACCGGGCATGACGGTGTAGACCAACCCTGCTTGGTTGTCTGTACGGTACCGGGTGTACGGGTGCTTGTGCAGGATTGGCAGGATTGCCAAGGTGTATGGCACGGGGCCAGTAAGGCGGATCACGCCCATCTTACCGCTGAGTTCACGGTTTGCCGGGTCATGAATGTTCCGCACCACACGCTCAATGACTGCCTCTAGGAACGGATGCTTAGCGGCTGCAATCACGTGCCACTGCTGGAACTCACCATGCTCTGGTGCATCCCCATCAAACATGCCTTTCGGCACATCTGCCCAATGGGACAGGATGTACTCACTGTTTCCAGTGAGCTTATCAAGCGGCATGATTACCGAACTCTTGATGTCCAGATATACGCCGCCCACTGCGTAGATCAGCAGATACCGAAACAGATCCGATCTCGCCGCGCCGTAGCTAGGATTAATCAGGTTGTACGTGTCTAACATCTCCTGACCGTAATGATGCTTGATGAACTCCACGCAGTCATCGTCGGTATAGAAGTTGTGCGTCCACCCCGGATTCTTAACTACAAGCGAGGCGATGTTGTCTTCAATCTTAGGGTGCAGCCCCGAGCGTTTGAAGAACGTCTGATAGATCTGCTTAGGAATTGACATAGCTCTTTTCTTCCACAAGCGTAGACCCTGCTTGCACGTTGATCTGCTTCTTTAGCTCCGCCCGCTTATCGTTGGTCTTGTAGACCGCACGGGCCAGCCAAATGAATTCCTCGTCAAACTCTTGGCGAGATTCCTTCACACGGATCTTATCTTCGATATCCCAGAGAGTGTCATTGACCTCTTGAAGCGGCAACAGATCAACTTTTCCGGCCAATCGCCGCTCGTTCCAAATAGACTCTAGTACATCAAGCTCGTACCGGACGTTACGCAATTTAGCCGCGTCACTAATCCGTTCTGCTTTGATGCGGAGAATCGTAATCTTGTCGCCAAGTTCGCCGACGGATACAGGGGTATGAACAAACATTACGCGGCCTTCATATCACGCAGGACGATTTTCTTGAAGTACACATCCGCCACCAAATCAGGATCGACCATGATATTTCGCGGATCTTCCGCATCAAACTTAGCCTGCTCCCAACCATACGGCATGTGATATTGCAGGTTGTAGTTGTGCTGATAACCAAACTGCCGGGCACTCGTGTTACCCCAGATCACGACGCCCTCAATACCCGCTGAACCGGAAAAATGGTTCAAGTACGAATCGATACCGATAAAGCCTTGCGCACCTTTCATCAGTTCGTGAACAACCGACCAATGCTCAGAGCACTTAACCGCGCCTTCGTATGTTGGCTCATTTGGCAAAGTGCAGTCCAGCACCGTCACACCGCTACGAATAAGCTTTTCCACCACCCGTTTTGCGAAAATCAACGGGTAGTTGCGACCGGGATTGACGCTCTGGTATTGCTGTTGGATTTGTCCGTTGACGGCGGCTTGTCCGCCAGTAAACTGCGTCAATACGTACGGGCCAGTAATGTCCTTAGACTTCAAAAACGCTTCTGCCTTGTTAGCGACGCTGTGCGTATACAGCTTAGGCAGCATATCTGGACGGTACGGAATATCTAGCACATTACAAAACCCTTCTATCAAACTAATCTTGCCGTGCAGGAAGTTTGATTTATACGGTTCTGCGTTATAAATATTCCGTACGTCCTTCAGCCTAGAATCGCCCCCAAACGCAACCTGTATAGACGTAGTGCCTTTAACATCCAAGTTGCCAATAAAGACTTCATGAAAAGGTGCGGAAATAAGCACCTTATCGCCTGACTTCTTTACCAGCTCCGGCGTTAAAGCGGTGAACGCGGCATTTTTACCAAGTCCACCTTCGATCATATACAGGTCATGCATGGGGGGTCTCCTTATTTACTGCCCAGTCCAGTTATTAAAATGCAACGTGGTGACAACTTGGACTACTGGCCATGGGTTTCCACATGTCCCGACACCCGACATTTGAAGAAAGATTTTAGCGGGACACGCCAAATCTAGCCCAGACACGTAACCATAATAGCCGGTAGCAATATAACCGCAAGAAGTAAAAGTTGGCATACCGGGCGCGCCAGCGCAAGTGTTTCCAAAACAGTATGAATTAGAAGTCCCGGATGTTGGGTACGCCGTTACACTCCCACAGTCAGAACTAAAAAATACTAATTCGTTATAACACACACTGTACGGACAAACAGCGTTAACTATTTGAACATTCGTAGTCGTTTCCGTTAGCCAATAAGTGTAAGACCCGCTTGTGCTTAGGGCAGATCTAACATTAGCAACCATATCAAACCCGGAGAAACAAGCCCATTTACCGCCAGACTCGACACTATCCTTAATAGTTTGCATAGGAACGCCGAGATCTACAGTAAAAATACTAGATGTTGGAGTAAGCCAATCAGCGTTTGAATTCAATGTAGTAGTTATTACGATGTCGTTAGGATTACCGCCGCCACCGCCACCTACAGGTGTCCAAACGCCGTTAACAAGTTCTTGAAAGCCGTTTTGTGACCGGAACGGTCCTGATACCGTTGAAGTACCCATGATTTACTCCTAAGTTTTAATTAAGGGTTGCGCGCGGCGTAGTTAGCCCAAAAAACAGCAACCACAGATCCGGGACTTGGTTCAAGATCTTGCATATAAGTTAGCGTCAAATTCCACGCAGTCCAACCAGTCTGGTCTATTTGCCATATATTAGGCGTACTTTGAAAAATCCTTTGTACCCCATCAGGTTCCGTTAAAGAAACCCCAAGAATACCCAATCCAGTGTAACCGGGGGTAGGGGCAAGTTGAAATTCAGTGCCTGTGCCGGGCGCATTTCTACTCACATACGGGCCAACAAATTGCAGCACCGTACCCAATGCAGGTTTGGTAATTACCACCGGCTGGAAAGCACCAAGCGTTACCGGAACAATTGTGGCAATGCTTCCGCCACCACCGCCACCACCACCTACAGGCACCCATTCGCCATCTACAAGCTCTTGGAAGCCGTTCTGAGACCTAAAAGGCCCGGATACCGTTGAAGTACCCATTTTGAAACCTCACATGCGAGTCGCGTATCAGTCTGCATGTCGTCGCCGGGTCGTCTGATACGCTGGGCTTGAATACCCCGGATGGCAGAGTTGTACCACGAGAATAGATAAAAAGAAAGGGGGGCCGAAGCCCCCCTTCCCTACACCCCGATTAGGCCGGGGGAGTCGGCGCAGCGCCGGGCGAGCCGTACATACCGAGCGGATCCGACCAGCCGAACGAATAACGCTCGCGGGCCTTGTAACGCACGTTGCCCGTATCGAAGTCTCCGTCCATCGACGTAGCCATCGGGGTACGAACAAAGTGCTTAAGACCGTTGGGCACATCGGTCGTCAGGAACCAAGCGTTAGTGTCGGTCAAGAAGTGATTGACCGTGTAACCCTCGGGGATCGAGCCGTTGTTCTTCAGCGCGTTGATGTCGTTGTCCGTCGTACCGACACGGAGTTCCGTCTCGAGCAGTCGGGTTGCAACGAACATCAGCGCCGGGGGAACAACAAGCTTCTTCGGCTTGGCAGCGATCAGCAGGCCACGCTCATCCGCCCACCCAGCGATCTGAATGACAGCAGCCTCAAGCGAGGTCTCATTCAGGTCCGCAGCAGTCGAAGGAGTGTTGCTGTTGACACCACCGGACACCAGCGGATGGTCAGTCGAGAACAAGCTGACGCCGTCACCGCCCACATACGAGGGGTTAAAGCCGTTGTTCAGAACTGCCGCCGCTTTGACCTGCTTGGTGTACGCCATACCGCGAGCCAGAGCTTTCGTGTAACGCGCCGACAGCGAGTCGTAGAGGTTGTCCTCAATCGCCTCTTCAGTCAGCGAGAAACCGAGAGCAATCGTCTCGTGGTTATAGCGAGCAGTCCACGCCTCTTGTGCGTTGTCGTAAGCGATGGCAGCACCCTCGCTCTTGACCGGCGCAGCCGAGAAGCCCGACAGCTTGGTTTCCTCTTCGAAGGAACGCTCAGAGGTCTCGGTTTCGTAGATCTCTTTGTGCTCTTCGCCGTAGCGGGAATACTCCAGACCAAACAGGGCATTAAGACCCGGCAGGAGTTCTTTCAGTAGTTGTGCGCGTGAAATAGCCATTTTTTAGAACTCCTTAGAGGATAATACTGCCGGTCGAACCGGGCCAGTAATACTCGTGACCGCCGCCCCATTGCTGACTGCCTTCCCCAGCTGCATGAGCGCCGGGCATGTTCCACTTGACGATCAGCTCCACAAAGCCCGCCGACGTGGCAGTCTCAGGAACGACATCGACAACACGAACCGGCATAAACGGCTGTTGAACAATAAAGAGCGGGTTGGTTACGTCCGCCACGCCATACAGACTGTTGCCAGTCGTGATGTCGCCGGGGTTGACAGCAACCACAAGGTTACGACCAACATAGTACGGATTAGCGTACGCCGGAGTCGTACCATTAGCGGTGAACGGGTCGTCGTAGTAGTTTGGCTGGTTGGTCACAAACACAACCTTGAACAGCGCATCGGGGTCATCCACCACATAAGCTTGGATGTCATCAGCAACAACCCCTGCGGGGTAGTATTGCGAGAACGTCTTCTGCTTGGTGTACGGGTTCGTGTACGAGCAACCCATGAACACGCCAATGGTATACGGGGGCGAGATCTGATTTGTAGCACCAGCACCAAACCAAGATTTGTCTTGAACAACAATCGTGCCGTCGATAGGCAGCATGCTGTTGCTGTCGCGGAGGATCTTGACCGGATCGCCATAGAAAATGTTGGTGTTGTACCCGCTTGCGATCTTGAACATGCGGGTGCTACCTGCGTACGGCTGACCACCAATTAGATTGATGGGCCGGAAACCGTACGGTTTTGAAACCGTGGGATAAGTCATTTCAGACTCCTAAAATAAATTAAGTGCCTTTACCAAAGCTGGTCGTGGACTTACGCTCTTTGAAGAGCGGCATCCTCGGGTCACTCTGGCGCATAAGCGTGTTATCTACCGCTTCTGCTTGCCGATCCGCCTGCTGCTGATAGTACGCATTACGCTGTGCGACCAGCTCAGCCGGAGTCTTGCAAAGCAGCAAACCGCCAATTTCGATATGGTCCTTAAAGCGACCATTTGGGTCGGCCAACAGCTTAAATTTGGGCTGCTCTTCGAGCGGCACCGCTTCCCAACCTTCCCGGAACTTGCCGGAAATGTTACGAGGGTCAGCCACACTCAAAGTAGAAACACGAATCCAGCGATACACAAATCCCGGCATTTTGTCCGGCTCGGGAAGCATCTCGGGCTGTTGCCACTGTTTAACGCGAGTTTTAGATTCCCGCGTTTCGATGTCACGGGGGATACGATTTTCAGCCATTTTGGGACTCCAGTTTCATAACTTCCCGTGCATATTGTTCCGGCGTAAGACCAAACTTCTTGGCAAGGTTAATCTGGCTTGTCTTGAGCTTAACCTTATTAGAAGCCGTACTCCTTGTTGCCGGAGCTACCACAGTCGTTGCCCTCGATTTTTGAGCGGGGCGTTGATCGTCTTCCTCAAAAACTTCTGGGAAGCGCTTCCGAAGTGTTTTGTCCAACTCGGAATAGTATTCATCAGACCCAACCGCGACGCCTGAATCCTCTAACTCTTGGTGGAGTCCGAGAGCATAGGCGGTCATCCCTCTATTCGTCCCAAACCAAGTATTGCGCTTTTGCCACGCTACCAACCGGTCATCAGGACGAGGAGCAGACGGCTGTGCCGTTTGTTGCGTTTGTACAGGAGTTTCTTCTTCCTGTAAAGGGGCGAGCTTAAAGTTCTTCGCCTGCATCATACTGAGGTTGGCAAGCTGCAGCGCCTGCTGTGCCTCAACAATCTTATCGGCGTCAAACTCTTCGTGCGCCTGCCGCAAAGCTTTTTTCGCCGCTTCCAGCTCCATCTCGGCAGCTTTCTGGGCGGTCGCTACATACTCTTTTTCACCGGTAGCAAGAAGACCTCGAATCTTCTTGTTCTCTTCAAAGAGCCGCTGTGCCAGCGTTACAGCTTCCTGTTGTTCGCGTAACGCGGCTTCCTTTTCCCGACGTTCGTCATGCCAAACCTTCCGCATCTGCTTGAGTTTGGTTTTGATTTTCTCGTCGTAGTCTTCAAGCTCGTCTTTCTCAAGCTCTTCGACTAGGGGTTTGGGAAGCGGCGTACGACCACGATCTTCCTCGGGCGTGTCATCTTCAACTTCAATGACCAAAGAATCTGCCGCTTTGGCGTCTTTCTTGTCTTCGACTTCGTCCGGGAACTTAAAGTCTTCTTGTTCAAACTGAGGCATCTTGTCTTCCTCTACTTGCGTTTAATACCGCGTGGATCGAGCACCACGCCTTCAACCGAGTCATCGTTGATGAGCCGGAACTCTCGTCCGTGAATGACCAACCGGGAGCCTGCATACGGGCGAACCAGTACAAAGTCTCCTTTCTTGCACCACGGTCCGGACGGAAATCGAGCTGGATCTTTGTAGCAATCCGGCCCCATCTCGACGACAAACAGCACCGTCGTCAGCGTTTCTTCCATTCGTACCGTATCGTCGGCCTTAATCAGACCGCTCTCATACTCTTTCTCCACTTCGGGGATAGCGCACAGAATGCGATAACCCGACGGGGTTGGGAGTTGCCGAGCCTTCTCTTCCGCAGCTTCTTTCTGACTGCTGGGGTTTGTAGCCAGCAAAATTTCACTCATCCGAATACTCCACTTTTTGTTGAAGGTCTGTGATGTAACCACGCGCAAGGAGCAGACCTCGAATCTCCCCACACAATCTTTTGTATTCCTCGAAGCTTGAAGCTTTACCTTCTGACAGGTGTTCTTTAAGCTGTGCGACCTTTTCGTCGGTCTGTTCGAGCAATATCTCAAAAACGTCCATACGTGTCCTTTACGCCTCTTTCTTGCTGGGTTGCCGTTGCTTATCCAGATGCTTGAGCACGTCGACACTGAGTTTCGACATTAGCTGTTGCCGGTCGTTTGTAGCGGACGTAGCAGCTTTGGCGGCGTCAATCTGCAGTTTCTTGTCGTCCAACTGCATCTGCGCCATGATCCGCTCCCGTTCAATCTGCATCTGTGCAGCTTTAAGCTGGGCGTCCACCTGATCTTTAGCGGCCTTGCGCTGCTGATCCTGTGCTTTGATCTGCAGTTCCTGCATCTGCATCTGTACCAGCGGATCCTGCGCTTGTTGCTGAGCCTGCTGTTGTTGGACCTCGGCTTGGTTCTGTTGCAACAGTCGCTGTGCAGCCTGCGCCAACATCGGGGCCAACTGGGCCTCGACACGCGGATCCATATTCATATCCTCGCCCGCTTCATCTTTCTGCGGAGGCAGCGCTTGGCCCAACTGCTGCTCAATCTGTTTGCGGTACTCGAAGCCCAGATGCTCATTGATGTGCGCCATCATCGCCGCCTGAAGCTGCGGAGCCATCGGATTGTTCTGCAACAACTGAAGAATCTTCGGATCCTGCATGGCCGACATGTGGACCATGATGTGCGCCTGATGGTCTTGGTACATAAACGCCTTGACCGGCTTCAACATCAGTACATTCTGATTCTCCGTCACCGGATCGGTCGGCTTCTGGTCTTCATCCATCGGCACCAGCTTTTCCGCGTTCTTGATCCCCAGTACGTCCAGCATCTGTCGGTGCAGCAGCGGCATGTTGTAGAGCTGCGGTGCAGCCTGCGCAAGCTGAAAGACTGCTTGATACTGCACAATCTTCTGCGCCATCGTGCTGGCGTTGGGATCAGACACCGGGATCACATCGATGTCATCGTAGTCCGACTTTTTCGCCCGTCGGCTCCCCACATCCGGCTCGTAGCTGTAGTCCTCGGGGGTATAGGCCGCGATGATGTGCTTGAGAAGCTTAAGCTCCTGCTTCATCGAGTAATGGATGCGGGCCTGAACGGCGGACATCGTCTTGAGCGTACGCTCAAGAATAGCCAGCGTGGTGCCCACGGGAGCCTGCGAGGACATGTCACTGATCTGGAGGTCCGCCGTGTTTGCAAACCTGCGGCCTTCCTCAATGATCTTGTCCATCAAAAGAGCCAGAACTTGGCTCGGCTCTTTATAGGGAAGCGGAAGAAGGTTGTCCCGGATAGCTCCGCTAGGCACATCAACGTCACGCCATTCCCCCGGGGCAATCGGCGTATCGTCGCCTTTGACCCGCATGCCTTTGCTTTTGAAGCCGCCGGGCAAATTCGAGAGAGTGCCTGCGTCCACAAGCTGTCGGAGGATAGACGTACCGCTCTTGGCGTATGCACCGATCAGGTGGATCAAACCGAAGCAGTAGAAGCCAAAGCCGGGGATGTACCCGTAGTGCACGATGTGCTGACGTTTGGCGTAGGTCCGGTCGTTTTCTTCCCAGTTCCGGCGCACAGCCAAGACGGTCTGCGTGCTCTTCTCAAGGGTGACGATGTACGGCAGTTTGATGCCGTCTTCATTCTCATGCCCGGGTAGATCCAGATCCACCTGCATCTCGAGGAGCTTGAACCGGTCATCCGAAGTGGCCCGAAAGCCCATCTTCTCGGCAATCTTCTTCTCGACTTCATCAAGGGTGTTGACCGGCTCGCCCAGATCCACGTCTCGATAGAACCCGGCTACCTGCAAACGGCGCAGTTCATTCTCAGTCTTACGCATGACGTGAGTCACACGTGGTGAAGTCTCGATATTTGACGCCCCGTACGGCACCACAATGTCTTCTGCCGGGATGAAGATCGATACTTGCCGCTCCATCTGGGGGTCGTAGTAGACCTTCTTGAACGCATTCCCCGCCAACCCCAGACCCCACAGCATGCGCTCATGCTCAGGCCGGTACTCGACCATCTTCTCCATAAGCTGGTCATTCATGTCTTCTTGGACCCGCAGCGCTGATTCTTTCTTGGCTGGCGTCTCTTTACCGACAATCTTGGTCTTCACCGGCCCATTCGCCGGGAACGTACTCATCATGGTCTCGGACTGAAACTTCACCAGCGCCTCAGACAGCATCGGGTGGTACACCCCGCACGCTCCCGGCCACGGCTCCATCCGCTCCTCGATCTTCATCCCAAGAAGCTCAAGCCCGTCGACATAGGTCTGCATCCAGTCTTTACGCGACGAGATGTCATCGTCAAAGTCGCCAAGCAATTCAGATGCCAGCAGTTGCAGGTCACCGTCGGACAGGTACTCCGCCAAGTTGGCATTGAAGTCTTCTGCCGTTTCTTTCTCCGGGGTGAGCATGATCTCCAGCCCATCCATCCCGATAGTTACTGCCTCGGGATTTTCGATCTCAATTTCTATAGGCGGCGCGTCTTGCTGTTCCTCCAGATCGATAAAAGAGGGGGTGGTGTAGAGCGCTTTGTCGATGTTTGTTGCCATGTTTATTCCTAGTAGTACGCCGCACGACGGCTACGGAAAGCCGGGGGGTCATCTCGGCTGTCATCAGACAGGGTAATAAATCCACCGCGACGAAAGCGCGTCAGCGCCATAGTTATACAGTCTACATAATCGTCGTGCTCGCCGTTGGGAAACTCGGCGCATTCGTTAATCAGTTCGTGCGCCCACCGCAGATCCGGTGCCCAGACCGCTCCATCGAAAAGAAGCGGGGCAACAGAGTTCACCCGTGCACGCTTATCATTAGAAACACCGGCTTTACCCCTTGAGGGGCTGTAGTCCTCAACAAACAGGTCCATCCGCCGCAATTCCTGAATCAGCGGTGCACCGGCAGCTTTCTTCTCAATCAGCAAACAGTCTGGGGTCCACTCTTTATAGTGCTCCAAGCACTTCTTTTTCAGGTCCGGAAACTCCAACCGCGCCTTGAAGGCGTTGAGTAGAATCAGTTCGTGACGGCTTTTCTCTTCGTTGAAGAACACGCCCATCGTCACGCAGGCGCTGTAGTCGTTATGACTCTTGGTGTCGTGTGCCGTATCCCAGACTTGAAGCGTGAACTCCACCATAGGCGGATCTTCTTTCTCCCAGATCTTCCACCACTCGCGCTTGAGTATCGCCCCTTCTTCAGAAGTCGGATCCTGCATGTACTGCGCCGACCAGAACTGGGACTGCATCCCTGCGCGTTTCGCCTGCAACTGCTCAACTGGCCATTGTTCAGGCCAAAGGCTTCTGCCAGATGGCAGAATCGCCGGAAAGCGAACTTCTCTCCAAGGGATACTCTCGGGATTCTCCACCGCCCACTGAAGCGCCCTACCAATCGGGTCTTTTTTACCCCAGCGGGTACCGATCATTACGATCCGACCCCCGGGCATCAGGCGCTGTAAGGGACCGACCTGCATATATTCCCAAGCGGTAGCAAACGCACTGTCCGGATTGGCAAGAACGGCTTGTTCTGACACCAAGTCATCGGCAATCAGCAGATGTGCACCGTGACCTGCGACGTTTGCCCCAATACCAATCGCTAAATACTTCCCTCCAGCGGTTGTCGTCCAGTTATCCGACGCGCTTTTGTCTTTCGAGACCTGCGTTTGTGGGAAAAGCTCCTGATATGCAGGGCTGTCGATGAGATTTCGGACTTTTCGGCCAAAATCGGCGGAAAGTGCTGCGGTGTGCGTCACCATCATGATGTGATGGTGGGGGTTATGCCCGAGATACCACGCTACAAACAGGTACGCGATGGTCTCAGATTTACCAAAACGCGGGGGCATGGAGACTGTAAGGCGTGTTTGCGCCCCATCTCGGACTTCGTGCAAGATCGGTTTAAGAAACCGGTGGTGCGGACCCTCTTTCCAGTCCGGATACAGCCGCGCACAGAACTGAAGGAAGTCGTCGCGTGCCGCTTTGATGGCTTTCTTTTGCTGCAAGGCTTCTAACTCATCTAGAAGCGCTTGTTTTTCCGCTTTTGGCAGCGTATGTAGGGATCTTAATAGCGAAGAAAGCGCCGTAGTGTCTAGACTCTCAAGCATTCGCCCCCTCCGAACGCTCGGCTACTGCCCCGATCTCATCGTCGAGATTGGTTTCTTCTATGTCTATAGCGGGGGCGTCGGATTTTTCTAGGATCAGTGCCCCGTCCATCGGCGTCAGGAGCTTCTCCAGCCTTTCTCTCAGCCGCTTTTCGATCTCTTCCTCGGAAACATCCTTCTTCGTCACCTCCACGCGCTCAGTAAACAGCGCCACTTCGGTGACGTTACCCAACATCTGCAAGGCTTTGAGCCTGATCCGGGCGTCTGG